AAGATCTTGAATGAAGTTCAGTATTACTCATCGACGGGAGAGCTTAGTACAGATGTCGTTAGTTCTTTTGATGAGGCATACAGTCAACTGTTCAAATATCTAAAAGACAAGAACTTCACAGAAGTTCGTAAGTGGGTCTCGAACAACAACGACATTCATCCCGATACTCTGTTCTCAAACATCTATACAATGTCTGTTGATTATCTTGAAAAAGCTTCGATTGCACAGCTTGTTCTGATTCTTGCAGATTATCAGTACAAGCAAGCTTTTGTTGCAAATCCTGATATCAATGTGACAGCGTGTTTAACAGAGATTATGGCAGGGTGTATGTTCAAGTGAAGCTCTTCGACTATGTGAAAAATATTTCGACTGAAAACGATCCTGTTGAAGAAACAGGGTCAGAATATGATGCTTACATCATAAACAAGGCTTTCTCTTTGTATCCGGACACAATCTTGTTCTCTAACGAAATGAACATGAGACCTGAGATACCAAATAGCAGACATTACTCTTATCTTTTCAATTCTGTTAGGAAAAGAAAGAGATTTACGCCTTGGCCTAAAAATAATTTCTCAGAAGACGAAAAGCTAGTATCTAAAATATATAAATATAATCAGCATAAAACAAAGCAGGTAATGAAGCTGTTGTCAGAAGAACAATTAGATATGCTGAAAGAAATGTATGACGAAGGTGGGGTATGAACGCAGATATTATTGATTCGTTTGTTGAGGTTGATCTTGAAAGTGAAGACGACTTTCGGAAAATCAGAGAGACACTTACTCGGATAGGTGTATCCTCTAGGAAGGAAAAGAAGCTTTTCCAATCCTGTCATATTCTCCATAAACAGGGTAAGTATTATATTGTCCATTTCAAGCAGATGTTTGCTTTGGACGGTAAACCTTCCAACATGGAAGAAAACGACACAGGCAGACTCAATACTATTGCAAATCTTCTTGCAGAATGGAACCTCCTGAAAGTTAAAGATCCAGAGAAGACAAAAGCACCTGTAGCTTCGATGAGCCAAATTAAAGTTGTTCCTCATAAAGAAAAGGAACAATGGGACTTGGTGCCGAAGTATAATATAGGCTCTAAAAAGATACCTTGATCTCTAATTACATTTTGTATAAATAGAACCATTGAATGCCGAAAGGGTTCAATGGTTCTTTTTTGCTTTATACAAGGAGAAAGTATATGAACAAGGTATATTACAATTCGCCGTTTTTCATTGGTTTAGAAAAAACATTAGAAACCCTTGAAAATTTGTCCTCACAACAACCAAACTATCCACCTTATAACATCATTGAAACAGACGAACATAACTTCATTATTCAGTTTGCTGTTTCTGGTTTTGGTGAGAGTGAGTTAAAGGTTGTTCATGATGGGTCTACTGCCAATAGGATCTTGACCGTAACAGGCGAGAGACAGAAAGAAGAAGGTAGTGAGATAGATTATAGTTACCATCATCGTGGTATCTCGATGAAGAATTTCGAAAAGAAATTTACGTTGGGAGAATATGTTGAGGTAAGTTCGGTGACATTAAGACAAGGTATTTTAGAGATCAAGCTTGTCAAAAATATTCCTGAAGCACAGCGACCAAAAGAATATAAGATAGAGTCGTAAAACACTATAGCCCCCGAAAGGGGGCTTTTTTGTTGCATGTGGGTATGCTAACATACGTCAAACTAAGGAGAATGTATGAAATTCTATACACGTTGTGACAACATAAAAGGTTACTACCATATTCGTGGGTATGATGACGGAAAACCATTCTACGAAGAACATAAAGTTCAATTTTTTCACTACGAAGTTACAACTAAAGAGACAGACTCTCCGTTAAGAACAATGGACGGAAAAAAAGTTGTCAGAAGAGATTTTCACGATAGGGTAAAAATAGATCAAGCTAGAAAAGAAATATCAGAGACGACAAACCGTGAATATTACGGAATGGAATTGTCTATGTATCCTTTCATAAATGAAATGTATTCTGGTGAGGTGCAGTACGACTCTAAACACATTCGAGTCGTTAACATTGATATTGAGATTGCTGCCGATGACGGATTTCCTGATATTCAAGAGGCGTTAAAACCTATAACTGCAATAACAATGTATTATGATGGGACGTATTACGCTTATGGCATAGGAAGCTACAACAAGCACAGAGAAGATGTTTTCTATAAAAGATATGAAAATGAAAGGGCATTAATTCTTGGTTTTGTTGAGGATTGGAGAAAGATAAATCCAGATGTTGTTACCGGATGGAACGTTGAAGGGTTTGATATACCTTACATGATCAATAGATTTGAACGTGTTGCTGGTAAATCTACATCTGATCGATTATCACCTTGGAATATTATTGTTCAAAAGACTATCACAAAAAGAGGAAAATTTGGTGAAGAGACGCATCAAGTTAAAGACGTAAAGGGATTAACTGTTCTTGACTATTTGATATTATATAAGAAATTCACGTACAAGGCTCAAGAAAACTATCGTCTGGATACTATTGCCAATGTCGAGCTTGGCGAGAGAAAGTTAGACTATTCGGAGCATGGATCTCTTTTAAGTCTTCATAAAAACGATCATCAAAAGTTTATCGAATACAATATTAAAGACGTAGAGCTTGTTCAGAGATTAGATGAGAAGCTTGGTATGTTGGAGTTGGTTTATGCTCTTGCATATGATGCAAAGGTAAACTTTGCTGATTCTTTAACATCTGTAAAGATGTGGGATGTGATCATTCACAATCATCTTATTAAGCAAAATATTGTAATTCCGGGAAAGCCTTTAGAAGTCAACAAAGGCGAAAAGATTAAAGGTGGTTACGTTAAGCAGCCTAAACCGGGAATGTATGAGTGGTTGTGTTCTTTTGACCTTGATTCGCTGTATCCACACTTAATCATGCAGTATAACATTTCTCCGGATACCTTTAAAGGTCACATAGGAAAAAGTGTTACTGTAGATAGTATTCTTTCTGATACCTGTGATATGAAATCTATTCAGCAAAGATTGGATGAAACTAATTGTTGTATGGCAGCATCAGGATTCGTCTTCTCTAAAGAAAAACAAGGGTTTTTGGCAGAGCTTATGGAGACGATGTACCAAGATCGTGTTAAATATAAAAACATGATGAAGGAATCGTCTAAAAAGTACAAAGAGACGGGGGAAGAAAAATATAAGCTTGAGATTACACGTTATCATAACATGCAGATGGCGAAAAAGATTCAGTTAAACTCAGCTTATGGTGCTTTGGCTAACGAGTGGTTCAGGTGGTTCAACAATAGCTATGCAGAGTCCATTACCCTATCTGGACAGCTTGCTATTAGATGGATACAGGACAAGCTAAACCTCTATTTGAACAAAGTTGTGGGGACTACTAATGAAGACTTCATTGTGGCGTCGGATACTGACTCTGTTTATGTTACTTTTGATAAATTGGTTAAACTTACTTTCGGTGACGTATCTGAAGTACCAAAACAGAAAATTGTCCGTTTCTTGGATAAGGTCTGTGACCAAAAGATCCAACCATTTATCGAAAAAACTTATCAAGAGTTGGCTGAATACACTAGAGCGCATTCTCAAAAGATGAGTATGAAAAGAGAATGTATTGCTGACAAAGGAATTTGGACAGCAAAGAAACGATACATTCTTAATATGTATATCAACGAGAACGAGGTATACGATACGCCGAAGCTTAAGATGATGGGTATCGAAGCCATCAAGTCTTCTACACCTACAATTTGTAGAAAGTATATCACTGACACCATAAGATTGATTATGGACACAGATGAGAAAGAAGTGATAAACTTCATTTCGAAAGTAAAAAGGGAATATTCCAATCATTCCTTTGACGAAGTTGCCTTTCCTAGAACAGCAAACAACGTAAAGAAGTATAAAGATACCACGACTATCTATAAGAAAGGTACGCCAATTGCTGTGAGAGGTTCTTTACTTTACAACAAAATTATCGAGGATCATGGACTAACTAATCTTTATGAACCGATAAAAGATGCTGACAAAGTAAAATATTGTTATCTTAAACTTCCTAACCCTGTTAAAGATAACGTGATTTCTTGTTCGTCCGGGTTGCCGAGTGAACTTGAATTGGAAAAATACGTAGACTACAAGATACAGTTTGAAAAAGGTTATCT